ACAAGCAGGCGGAACAGGAACAACTTTTTCAACAACAGACAAAAGTATTAAAATACTTTTTGCAGACGGAACAAATATAAACACAGTTGATTTAGATACATTATCTGGACAAATTGCTACAGCACAATTAGAAGATCTTGCAGTTACATCTGGTAAACTTGCTTCTTTTGCTGTTACTTCTGCTAGACTTGCTTCTTTTGCAGTAACAACAGCAAGACTTGCAACCAATGCTATTACAGCAGTTAAAATTACACAATCAACAATTACACAAGCTAAACTTGCAGCAAGTTCTGTTGGAGCAAGTCAAATAATTACAACAGCAGATGTTGAAATTGATTCATTAGGAGTAGGTACACCAGCAGGGGGTACTACTGGACTTATAAGAGCTACAAATGATGTTGTTGCTTTTTATTCTTCAGATATAGCTTTTAAAGAAAATATAAAAATAATACCAAATCCAATGAGTATGATTTCAAAATTAAATGGTGTTTATTTTGATTGGACGAAAAAATTTTTAGATTCAAGAGGTGGTGAAGATGATTATTTAAACAGGAAAAAAGATGTAGGAGTTATTGCTCAAGAAGTAGAACAAGTTTTACCAGAGATAGTAGGAACTAGACCTGATGGAACTAAAGCAATTAAATATGATAGACTAACTTGTTTATTAATTGAGTGTGTTAAAAATTTACAAAATCAAATTAATGTTTTAAAAAAAGAGGGATAAAATGACCGTTCCTTCAACTAACGTTGGTCTTTCAAGTATACAAACAGAATTTGGTGGTTCTAACCCAATTTCAATATCAGAATATTATTTAGGTGGAAGTTTTGTTTCCCCTTCAACTACTGCTCCAAATGGACCTATCCCTGCATCTGGGCAAATTAGTATTGGTCAATTTAGAGCTGCAGTTTCCCCAATCGATGTTGATTTTTTAGTCATCGCAGGAGGTGGAGGTGGAGGTCATAGAAATATTACAAACGCTGGAGGAGGTGGAGGTGCCGGTGGTTACCGATCTGGTACTTTTTCATCAAACGCAGGAGTTACAGTAACTTTAACAGTAGGAAATGGTGGCGCTGCTGGTACAGGTTGCGGGGGAGATGCTAATGGTAAACAAGGAGGTACTTCTTCATTAACTGGATCAGGTATTCCAACTATTAATTCTGCAGGTGGAGGCGGAGGAGGAAATGGAGCTCACAACGGAGCAGGTATGCCTGGCGGTTCTGGAGGTGGAGGAGGTGGGTATGTTGACGTATCAGCTAAAGGAAGTGGAAATAGTCCTAGTACATCACCCTCACAAGGAAATGATGGTGGAGATGGATCATATACAGGTGGAAGTGATAGAAATGGAGGTGGCGGTGGAGGTATAGGAGCCACTGGCGGAGCTGCAACTACAGCTGGCGGTGGAGCTGGTAGTGGTGGAGCCGGAACAGCTTCTTTAATTACAGGTCCTTCAGTAGTAAGAGCAGGTGGCGCTGGAGGTGGAAATGCAAGCTCTGGTACATTAGCACCTGGAGGTTCAGGTGGAGGTGGACGTGGAGGGGATAATAATACTCCCGGTGAAGCTGGTACACCTAATTTAGGTGGAGGTGGAGGAGGTAGTGTAAATTGTAATCTTGGTGGAAACGGTGGAAAAGGGGTTTGTATATTATCCGTGCCAACATCAAAATATTCAGGTACTTCTACAGGTAGTCCCACAGTGACAACAAGTGGTAGTAAAACTATTTTACAATTTAACGGTTCAGGAACTTATACAACATAATATGGCTTCATTTGCAAAATTAAATTTAGAAAATATAGTTGAAAATGTTATTTCTGTTAATAATGAAGTATTGTTAGAAAATGGAATAGAAAAAGAACAAAAAGGAATTGATTTTTTAAAATCAATTTATGGTGTTGACACTAAATGGAAACAAACTTCATATAATACAAAAGGCGGTATGCATTATTTATCAAACAATTTTGGACCTAGTTTAACTCAAGAAAAAGCTTTTCGTAAAAATTATGCAAGTATAGGAATGATTTATGATGAATCAAGAAATGCTTTTAGACAACCTCAACCATATCCTTCTTGGATACTAGACGAAGATACTTGTTGGTGGGAAGCTCCTACACCGGAACCAAATGACGGACCAATTTATGATTGGGATGAGACTACGAAATCTTGGATTCCAAGAAATTAATTTTATTTAAATTGTGGTCCAGTAACCCAAGCAACTAATGAATAACGTTCTCCTTTAGTAACTGGTTTTACTTCATGTAGTGTAAAACTTGGAAACATAATAAGTTTACCATGTTCTTTAGGAAGAATAATAGGATCTTCTTCGTAATGTAATAATAAATCTCCTCCTTCATAATCAGAGGGAGCTGATAATTGAATTGAAATAGATAATTTTCTAGCGGATATACCAGGATTCCTATCTATATGTTTTTTATATTTTCCGTCTGGTTCTTTATAATGAGTAAATTGAAATCCTTCAATAAATCCAAAAAGTTCAAATTTAAAAAAACTTGTATTTAACTCTAGTATAACATCAGTAAGTCTTTTAAATAACCAATTTAATTTTTCACTTGGGTATAGCCATGCTATTTCACTATCTCTATACTTATTTAAATTACCATTAATGGTAGTGGCTTCTTTAAGACCAGCCTCTGTACCCATTTTAATTATTTCCCTACATTCATCCGCACTTAAAAAGTGATTCCAAAAAGCCCAATTCTCTAATTTATCAAGTTGGAAAGGCCAAGCAGTAGAATTATAATTAAACATGTTTAGGAAATTTATCTAAGTTAAAACCTGTAAAACTCATGTTAAAAGATATAATTGTTTTTCTTTTGTCATTTTTAATTTTTGGAGCCCTGTGTACAATATTAGAAGGAAATATTAAAATATCTCCTTCGTTTAATAAATCAACTTCTATACTATTTTTATTATAAAAACAATATAAATCAGTTTTTGCAGTTAAATCAGGGTATTCTAAATAATAGACTCCTGTATAATTAGTTTGTTCATGAATGTGCCAGCCATGTTCTGAATTTTTTTCATATTGTTGAAACCAAAAATTATGCACAATAAATTTTGTAGCATTTATTAATAAACAAGCATCATTTAAAAAAGGAAATAAAATTTTGTCAAAAAAAGTTTTTTTATATACTCTTTCTAATTCGCGTGATATATTCCAGTCGCATTTTGAAATATTACAAGTTTCTTCAAATGGAGAAGTTTTTATTTCATTTAATATTTGCAATTTATTATCTAAATGATTTTTTGAATTACCCAAAAAATAAATATTAGGCATGTATTTTAATTCTACTGTATTCATGTATAGATAATAATATACCTTCTATGGAAAATCAAATAAATAATAATGTAAAATTTGTTAATGAATACCTTGAAAATGTTAAGTGGAGTAATGAAAAAGACTGGCAAGTAGAGGGAATTTTAAAAAGAATTTCTAATGAATACCTTAAATTTGATATAAGATTTTTAAGAGACTTTAATAATAAAAAAGGAAAATTAATTAATGAAAAAAGTAGAGCACATAAAATATTATTTGAAGACGATAAAAAATGGATTTTAATTGAAACGTTTGAATTAATAAAGTATATGAAAATTAAAAAAATTAAAATTATAAATTTAGAAAATTTAATGCAACATACAGATTGGAATATACTTTTACCAAAAAAAAATGTTTAATTTACGGCTTTTTAATAATTTAAGTAACAGTTTTTTATTACCAAAACTTAAAAGATATCAGGTTTAATCTACATTTCAATTTAGTAAAAATTAATGTATAATACCTTATGCCTTTAAAGAAAATACCCGTAGCCCCAGGATTTGATAAACAAGACACCGCATCCCAAGCAGAAGGTCGCTGGATTGATGGAGATAATGTGCGTTTTCGTTATGGAAGCCCTCAAAAAATAGGTGGATGGGAACAGATATTATCAAGTACATTAGTCGGCGCTGCAAGAAATCAATGGATATGGGCAGACCTTAATGGTAATCGTTATTCAGCTATTGGTACTAACAAAATATTAGTTATTTATTTTGAAGGTGCGTTTTATGATATTACACCTGTCGATACTATTTTAACAAGTTGTACATTTAATACTTTGAATGGCTCTACATCATTAACTATAAATAAAGCATCACATGGATTATCTGTTGGAAGAATTGTTAAATTTACTGCAGTAACACCACCAACAGGAACGACTGCAGCAGACTTTACAAATTTATTTGAAGTAATAACAACACCTTCATCAAGCACTTTTACAGTAACCTTACCAACCGCATCAAGTGGAACAGCTACTAATAATGGTGCTGCCTCTTGCACACCTTACTTTGATTTTGGTCCCTTTGGACAAACATACGGATATGGTTATGGTACATTTAACTGGG